TAATCTTTGTCATCAGTGTACAGCTCTTTCAAAGCTGCAATCTGGTTTGCCGAATTGGCATAAACTGGAGCGACTGCCATTTTTTATTCCTTTCAGCGCTTCAGCTCGCCTTTGAATGCAGCAAGCATTCGGTCTCTTCGAGACAGGGGAGGCTGAGCGGTGTCACGGTTTGTTAAAGTTCTCATTTGTCGTTGTTGATTCTGCGGCTGGCCTTGTGCGGGCGCCTGAGGTGTTAACCTCTGCTGAATCTTAGTAAGCTGAGCAATCGGCGTATAATCATCGATCAATTGATCTTCAACCAACTGAAGAGCGGCATCAGTGTCGAGCACCTCGCCGGTCTTTTTGTAGGTCCGATAGATCAAGTCCATCACTTTGGGCAATGATTTAGTCGCCCGCACTGTCTCGAATGCATCACCCTGTTTGAGTAGCTCAATTGCCTCAGATTTAATCTGCGACAAGACTTGCTGCTCAGCTTGAGTGTCTCTATCGACAAAAGTCTTATTCACGCCTTCTTTAAGGGCCTGTACTTCTGCTTTTAGAGCCTGGATCTCTGGATTACTCCCAGATCCATCATTCAATACAGCTTCAGTGAGCTGATCGTAACTAACACCTGCTTTGCGTAGCACTCCCAGGGGATTAGATTTCAATTCGGCTAACACTTGGTCACCGCCAACTTGGCCGGAGCTTGCAAGAGCTGCCTTCTCTCTATCTAGGTTCGCGCGTTCTATCTGAAGCGCCCGCTTTTGTTTTGCAAGAGCGGCAAACTGAGGGCTCAATGGCTTCTGTGCTTCCGCCACTGGAGCATTACTACTTGTGTCAATTCCGCCATTATCGACAGGCGGCGTAACTGCCGGTTCTCGATTCTGGCTGAAGTTTGTCTGCATTTTGAGCGTTTTCATCCTGTTCATGCGCTCAACTTGTGGATCCTGAGGAGTGTCCGAAGGACCAGTTCTAAGCCTTCGCGGCTCACCACCTGCGGCAATCTCTTTTGCGGCAGCAATTCTGTCTGGGCTAGACCTTTGGGTGGAGACTGCACCAACATCCATGCCGGGCGTGCCTGTACCTTGAGCGATAGGACTAATCTTCATGTTTCAAACCTCTATGCTGCTTGTTGATTAGGGGAATTAGGGATCAAAGGTGAAGTTGGAGCCGGTTGCGGATTGGCCTGAGGCGCAGGTCCAGCAACTGGCATTGGCGGAGGTGTCGCCAATTGAATGAGCTTTTGCACTTGAGCGAAATAGCCGCGGAGCATGTCGGCCTTGTTCTCCTCAAGTTTAGCTGCGAGGTAGAGATTGATGTATTGAGTTGTGAGCTCTGTCGCGAGCTGAAGATCCAAGAAGCCATCGGGCATGATGTATTTGCCATCTTCCACGATTGAATCGAGCATTTGGAATATTCGTTCCTCTGATGCATTCTTGAGCTTATCGATCTGCTCAATACCATCGCCACCAAGCCGCATGAGCCTGTAGCCTTCTTTGAGTGACAACATCCCAGCCTGAACTAGTTCGGTAACAGTCTGGATGCGGCCCGCCGGTGTTCTTGGTAGAGCCGACTCAGTGAAGCATTGAATAACGAATGGATCTTTAAGGAACTTCATCGCTGGCAGATCAATCTCTTTGGTGCCATCTTTGTTCGGATAGACCGTTTGATATTTGCCGTCACGCTTAGCAATGTCTTTAGCGGTGTCTGCGATTATGTAGGCCAGATCAACAAACATATTGTCGTATTTTTTGGATAGCTCGGCGAACCTATCAGTCGAGATATCATCATATGATCTGATGGCTTCGCCAGAGTTCAAACCTTGAGGCTTCTGGGCTGTCGCTTGCATGGCACTGACGCCGCATTGCTGGAAGCCATATTGAATCAGCTTATCGCGCTCAGAATAAAGCTCCGGAGCATTGCACGGAGCTACTTGATATTGAGGCATCGTGCCTGAATAGGTGCAGATAACACCAATCTCATTGTTTAAATGGGCTTTTACAACTTTAGAGCCTTGCTCAACGAATACGCGAGGCACACCAACCAAAGTGATAGCCCGAGCGATAGTGTATAGAATGCGATTGAGCGTAAGTTGTGTGCCGAAAAGCTGCGTTGCCAGTCCTTGCCCAAAGAAACCAAGAAAAGGATCTGAATAATGAACAAATACAAATGGAAATTTAGGCTTATCCCATGGCTCATCAAGTATCACCCCGCCAACGGTTGCGATAACATGTCGACCTGAAATATATCCTGGCTGTTCTGGATCAGATCCTGACGGCAGTTTCCAGCCCTCAACAACCATTACTTGATCGGCAGTAGTGCGACCCGTATCAGGGCTATTGTCTGGATAACTTTGAGGAGTATTGGCAATAAGACCTTTAGCCTTGGCGGGACTATTTGCCATAAGCTTGTCGCGGTCCATGAGCTTAAGCTGCGTGAGTTGCCTTGGTTCTCCATTGAGTGCATCATTCTCGTCCATGAAAAGGTCTGTAATTAAAACTCGATCAACCTCAACCTTACCATTGTCGCCTTCATAAACCTTCAGGCATCCTGTGCCCATTACGATGCAATCTCGAAGGACCCTCACGGCCTTCTCATAGGCGTGAGTCTGATAGAACTCTCCAAGAATAAATGAATTGAGTCGTTGGGCAAGATGGCGCTGTTTATAATCGCCATTGTCAGTGAGAAACTTAGGTTGGGGCTTAGCTTGGCTGAGCCGTGAGACAAGAGTATCAGTACACGCCTGGATGAGATTGAAGGTCGGTTTATCATCTGGCAAGGTTTTTGTCTGATTCATCTTTGAGACGTTAGAGCCCGCATACGAGTAAATTGACAGGCCGCAATAGAGCCTTATATCAACAGCAAGCTGACGCATTCGATACGTCTGATTGGTCTTGAGATAAGAAGCTGTCCCGCAAAGTTCCGTTGCAAGCTGCTGATCGTTCTCGGCAAGCCACCATTCAGCCAGAGTTGACATGTTGGTTGGATCACTAGACTTAGTCCTGAGCTTGATTTTATCGACTGGCGCTTTGGCCTTGGTGATTCTCACTGAGGCTTCTCCTCAAGTTCTGGATCATTCTCCGGCACACCACCGCTCGAATAGAACATCAGCTGTTCAGGGCTGAGCATTCCGGCCGGGAAGTTTGCGTAAGGATCTGAAGCATCTTCAGCGGCAGCCTGGGCAACTTGCTCAGCGGTCTGTGGCATCTCGCCAAGCTTAAAGCTCACCGCTCCAAGGTTGATCTCAGTCACACCTTGCTTGCGGCATAGTTTTAGGAGCTTCTCTAAATCCTTGAGATTCTCAATCATGCTGGCCTTGGGTTATGCTGTCTGGCCCTTTTCTTCATGATTCTGGCCACAATGTCGTGACGATCTTCATCTTCTTGCTTGTTACCCAGTTCATCACCTGAGTTAGCGCCTGTGTAACTGAACTCAAGGTCATCACGATGAGCAAGATCATCAAAATCATTGGACTGAAACCCGGCAGTAATAGGTGTGTCATTCGCAACTCGGCCACCTTTCGAATACATATGCTCGCGCTTCTTCATGATGCGGCCGACCATATCTTCTTCGTGAGCTTCAGACTGATGCGAACCAATGAAGCCACCATGGGCCATTCCGCCGCTCTCAGATTCTATGCGCCGTCTTTCAGCATCGGCATCAGTTGATCCACTAAGTCCAGCCCAACTGTCAGAAGTGTTCTGGAGCCATGTCTTGTTATCTTCTGTGCTTGCTGGCGTATCGCCACCATCAGCCATCCATATGCCTTCAGGACCTTCTTCGAACTCACCATGCTGGCCTAATTCACGATCATCTTCTGTGATTGCTGGATCAACACGCTTGCGCTCATCGCCTGCGTGAGCCATGTAGCCAGAATCTTTCTCATTGTGCTCAACATCATGGAACACATCTTGATGAGGGCCTGACTTAGGTGATTGATAATTGTCAGTTACCTGTCCACCTTCAGCCATCTTTTTTTTCTTGCGCTTCATCGAGTAGGCAATGGCCAATGACTGATTCTGAGGTTTACCTGCATCCATTTCAGTTCTCACATTCTGCTTAAAAGCCTTCTCAGATTTACCGCGAGACAATGGCATTACTGGCCCGATCCAACTGACACCACAGCTTTGATAACATTCGGTGGTTGATCTGCCGGAGCGCTTGAGCTGAATGTGATCGTGAGAACATCATTAGCTGCGCACGGAGTATCGACATAGAAGCCTTCAGCGCCTGGTAGACCTGTGTAGACAGTCGTTGGACCAGTGCGATTAGTAATCGTCGCAACACATAAAGATTGGCCACCACCATTGCTAATGGTCGGAAGGCTGATCTTACCCTTAACAAAGTATGGTCCAGCTGTTGGAACCGATACGCTATAAGAGTTAAGGCCTGTCATGGTCAAATTTTGAGCAAACATCATCACATCCCTGTTTGAATGGTTACTGTGGATTTAATTGTATTAAGTAAATTGTCGACTGACTGAGCGCTCGAGAACACAACTGTAATCACATCCGCAACTGCACAATTAAGCTCAGTCTTGGACTGGACTGCAGTCTGAACTGGAGTCAATGGAGTCGATGTATAGACTGGAGTTCCGTTCTTATTAACCACATAACTTACACCTGAACTTAAGACAGTCGGCGCGACATTCGTTGCGCCAGCTCCAGCACCATTGCCAGTAATTGAAGCGTTCACGGTTAAGCTCACCAGCACATTGTAAAGTCCAGCCCCGAGAAATGGCGAAGCTGCTGTTGCCGGTATCACTGTGTAGGTTTGAGTTGGAAGGCCGACAGCTACTTGCGGTTGATTCAAGATCAATGGATTACTCATGCGGTCCTTCTTCATGTGGTTCAGAATCACAGAGCTCAAATGCCGCGCGGAGGGCTTCAGCCACGGCAGCTACATTCTTTGAATGCACCGCGCTGATTAAATCTTCAGCAGCTGAATGAAGCGAGTCGTATTCAGCGTCTTCATCTGGTTCGCGGCGCGAGTGTTCTACCGGTTCCGAACTGGACGCTTCTTGAGTTTTTTTAAGGAATGCGAGCAAATTGACCTCCGAACGAGTTCAATTAGGTCAAATTTGCCATTATTTGATGAAAATTGGCTGGATTGGCATGACTCGAACATGCGATCTGCTGGTTAACAGCCAGCTGCTTTGCCAACTAAGCTACAATCCAAGAAATTAAAGATTATCCCAACTGGTCTCGCTTGGCCAGCCACCCTGTAAGTTTTCTTGAGCCTCAAGGCGCTCGCGTTCAGCATCCCAGTCTATATTTTGTTGTGCTAGATACCAATCCCTTGAGCCTTTCACGAGCTTCTTTTCTGCAGGTCTAGAATGATAATGATATCCATTGCGCCAAGCATATAAAAAGGCGTCACATAAGTGATTCGGTAGCGCCGGGTGTTCTTTTTTCGGTACAATGATTTTGTCACCGTCAGTCTTCCAAACAAGTCCCATAAGCTCATTGATGAGAGCAGAGCACCTGGAATTAATCCTGATCTTCGCCTGGACCAGGTCAGCGTTAAGCATTTCGATAAAGTCCACCTTGCCGATTTTGTCCGCATATTCAAACGGTATAGATGAACGCTGCCGCATGCTTTCAACTCCTTGCTTGTTTGCACCATCAATGATGATCTTGCAAGGCGCCATGTCTTTATCATCAATGAACTCCTGAATCTTCACAATGACCTGATCGAATGTCATGTGGGGCTTATTGAAGGTCTTTATAACATAGAGATGCGGATCGTTTTCATGGTAGGCGATAAGCACAAACGCATTGTCGTCTTCCCATCCAGTGTCAACTCCAAGCACGTAGGTCCAGCCGCTCGGGTTGAGGTTGGCTGGCTGAACGCTAAAATTATTCCTGGAGGGATCGTATTTGTAGACGAGCTTGTCAGTGTCCACAACCCATTGATTGAGATACCATTGTTTGAAGAGCGGCGTTTCTTTGAAGAGCGGCCTGTCCCTTTCGATTTCATCTAGTTCTTCCTGCCATTGTGCCGCAATATACGGATTGTCGAACGCCGACCATGTGTGAACCTTCCAATCAGTTTTAACCCCAGTGGTAATATCGTAGAATAGGCCACGAGTGTAATTGCTAGAAGTGCCCATGAGGCAAATAGTGCCGCGCTGGTCAGCCATAGCTGGTTTAAGAATTCCATATATGAGTTTCTCCATATCGATAGTGAACATTGAGGCTTCATCAATACATACAAGTCTGAACTTCTTGCCAAGGAGTTTGTTCATTTCATCTTGATGAGCGTCAGCGCCGGTCGCGCGTATCACTGAGCCGTTTGGAAATGTGAAGGTGAGCTCAGATAAATTGGCTACTGCTTTAAGATCGTATTTGTAATTGATAACCTGGAGAACGTCCTTCCATATGATACCTTTGGCTGAGTCGCGGGTTAATCCGATGAATAAACAATTGCATCCTGGCGTGCGCAAGGCCTCATAGACCATGTAAAGGCCAGCGGTATAGGACTTAGCCGCGCGGCGCGTGCAGAAGAGGGCCTTAAGTCTTGGATGATCTTTAATGAAATTGGTCTGCTGTGGAAATGATTGATCAAATATCAGCTCAGGATTGAAATAGCCTTCACGTCGGATCTTGTTCAGTAGGTCCAGATTCGCCATCAAGGATGCGTCCATCAAATTCTTTCTTTCTCTTTCTGAACTCTGTTAATAGGACCTTTTCCTCATCTGACACGGGGAATTCTGGTGGATCTTCTGCCATCTTGCCAAGCGCCAATTCGATGAGCATCTTGAACTTCACAATATCAGCATCGCCAATGCCTTGAGTGATGATGTTCTCAACCCATTCTTCAACTCGACCTTCAAGCTTTGTAAGGATCAAGACCTTTACAGCATTACGATTAGCTTCTACTGCGCGCTGAACCTCGGGAAGCAATGTTGCGCCTGGTGGTTTGCCTTTAGGATTACCAGACTGGCCCTTCTTCCATCGTCCATTATTTGACACCTGAACAACTCCTGTTATGCAGGTCTTGCGTCATGCCAATGCTTTAAGCTGATCAAGTGTGCCATTGAATAGATCATAGTCTAAGCCTTGGTCGCCAGTCTGCCAGAAAGTCCAGTCAGTCCATGGCGGTGGTATCTTTGGAGCCTTAACGCCATATTCAGCAATCCAAAGTTTATAAGCCGCAAAGCGAGAATCACGCGCCAGAGCTTCAAGGAAGTATGGTGAACCGTAAATGATAGGACGCTTGAGCAAGAGTTTCTCGACTTGTTGAAGGAATATGAAGCCAGCTTCACGATCAGTATCACCAGAGATTGAATCAGCTACTTCCCAATCCATGAAGATCAGATCTTTGAATGTAAGGACTGGCGCCATGGTCTTGGCAAAGAATGCTGCTTGAGCTACTGGATCTTGGCTTGGATGAAAGAAATGATACGCGCCTCTAATTAGACCAGCTTCTAATATAAAGGGCCATCGAGTTCGAAACATCGGATCAAGGACGTTAGTCCCCTCAGTGGCCTTATGAAAACAGAACTCCATTCCGCCTTTGGCCATATCCATGACATTGACTGTGTTGCCATGGTAAAGATCAAAGCCTTTTACCGTATTGCCAATAGGTGGCGCTTGAATCATTGACATTGCCTCTGTGCAATCACCTTGAGCTCTTCAATGTATTGTTGAATGTTTCCCCAAGTCGAAGGACTAAAGGCTATATAGTTGTTCATCTGCGCGAACGGAACAAATGTCGTAGCGTCTTTAGCAAGCACTGCGCCGCGATTGATAGCTGTTGGAATAGGGACACAATCGGCACCAGCAGCGCCAGTGTCAACAATACAGGTACTGCCCTGAGGGGCAGGCGGAAGACTGGCGCATCCTGCTTCAAGGAACATTCCCGCCGAAAGTATCAGAATTAATTTTATTAGCCGCATCAATTTTATCCTGTGTTGTTTTTGCAGCTGCTAATTGAGCAGCGTCAGCTTGAGCTTGAGTCGCAGCAGCTTGCTCGGATTGATAAGTGGCCCAAGTCTTAGAGATGAGGCTCCATACAAAAGCCAAGGCATCCTTTGACAG